TTATTTGTTTATTATGGTTAATTCCCCCAAACCCTCCTTAGCGTCCTGCAACGAATGTTTCTATTTGCTTGTCCGTATATTCCGGGTTCATTCTCTTCGCGGACTCCTTCAGCGCTTCCCGATCCTTCTTAGAATCGGACTCACTATGTCCAAGGTTTTTAACCTTACCCGACTCGGAAAGTTTAGCGATATAATCCACTTCGCTCTTTATCGCTTCTTCAATTCCCTCAGCGGACTCAGCTTCCTTGAATACCTCAATTAGCCTATCCTTAGCAGCCTGGGGAAGCTCGGCCTTGTCTACAGCCTCTTTTATATCGGCTTGCGCTTTGGCTTTCGCTTCTGCCTTTTGTGCCTTCTCGGCGGTTTCCTTGAGGTCATCACGCTCTTTAGTTAGAGTTGTGATCCGGTCATCCTTTTCTTGGATTTGTTCTTCGAGTTCTTTACTCATTTTAGCCTCCTTGATTATTTCTGCCCTGAGTGCAGACTCAATAGCCTTAACTAAATCAGGGCGCTTGTCCTTTAAGGTCGATAACTCGACCAGGTCAATATCATAGCTTCTGTCTGATTCGTATAATGTAACGATTCCGCCAGCACCAGGTTCAGTTACAAAGTCAACTGACCTGCATGCTACGAGTTTCTCTATTACCAGAGTTTCCTTGCCTTCTATGGTTCCCTTAGAAGCACTGCCTACTGCATTGATTGATACGCCCATTTCTGATAGCATATCTTTCTCTCGCAATGAGGCTAACTTCGTCATCAACCACGGCTCAAGTATCTCGGCAATGCCAGTAACTATTCCGTTCTCGTCACATGTAACTTCAGACAACGTGGCAACCCAGTCCCTAATCGACCTTTCGGGGCGGGCTTTATCTTCTTCTTCTGTGGGGTGGTCGGCATACATCTTCATGCCTTCGAAAATCCCGTAGTCCCTTTTAAGAACTTCAACGGGATAGTATCTGTCTTCTGTGGCATTAAACCCCGCCTTAATGACTACTACAGTTGCGCGCCCTTTATCAAACTTTGCCTCGGTAAGTGGTACATAGCTTCGTAGTAGTTCCCGACTTTCTGCCTCTCTTACCCATCGTGGTATCTCTTCAGTCTCGACACCCAGCTTGCGATATTCAGTGCGTATCATACGTTTAACGGTAGGTGACTCAGCAACAGGGATAACCACCTTCTGCCCTTTATATCCACCAGGGGATAGACTGGCTGCTGCTCTGCTTAACTGGGACTTAGTAACCTTTTTCTCGGCGTCTTCCCATAGCCTTAATTTCCAGGTTGTAGACTGCTCTTTATCAGGGACATAAGCATAGGCCGTAGCTGGGAATTTCTCGCCCTCTTCCGTTTTCATAACCGCCTGCTCTTTCAACCAGGACAAGGCAGAGTCCGCCTCTTTAACAGCTTTCTTTATTTTGCTGTCATCTACTTCATCTTCCGAAGATAGCAATTCCTGGCATATTGCCATAATCTTTTTGAGTCTGGTGGAGTCAATACGAGCATTCCGCTTTCCTGCTTCCTGCACTATCTCAGCGTGCTTTGCTTGAAGGGACTCAATTAGCTTACTGTCCATAATTGCCTCCTTGGTTCTTCGTTCGCCAATATCCTTGGCCCTCATTCGGGCTCCGCATTCAGGGCATTTTTGTTCTTTACACTTAACGCCCTCAGCAACGGTGGTTTCAGCCTCACACTCAGGGCAAACACAAGTATGCTCTCCATGAGGGTGCACAGCTTCTTTCGCCACCCACTTACCCTCTGGGTTTTTCTTGTACTTCATTTTAACCGCTGCCCAGGCTGTGCCAGCTGCCTTGCCCTCGTCGCCTTCATACTGTTTGAAGGCAGCATTAAAGGCACTAACCCATATCTCAATAGCGTGTTTGGGCAGCCCCTTTATCGTATCTGGATAATCACTTAATGTGTAAGGCATTATTTACCTCCTAAAATAAAAACGATAGACATCTCTGCCTATCGTTCCTCGATTTAGCTTATTTTGATTCAGGGCCAGGGATTTGCACCCTCTAGGGGTTTTAACCCTAGCTGCTAACCATATTAGCAAGGATGAGGGACAAACGTCAATGTGATATTGCTGGCGCCCCCCATAGCCCACATTGCACTATGCGTCTACCTATTCCGCCACCCTGAATCTATTTAGTTGTTAAGTTGCTATTGACAGTGTTCGCTAGATATTAAATAATGTAGATCTTCTAATTTATCTGTTTGTACTGGTGTAAGCCATTCTACATTGTCACTATCGACAAGCACAGTACCACTAACGCTAGTAATCCCCTTGTCATCGCTATAAATAGGAATTTCCCTTTTTTGCTCTTTCATCCTTTTAGTCCAATCTTATAGTTCTCTCTATTTTCAAGAGTACAGATTTGCCATTTCGCACCTGTATTGCAAGTGTACCATATTCAAGATACTTTGTGAAATCTATTTTGTCAAGTTCCTTCTTGAGCTCTGCATCTTGCTGCTTCTGTTCTGCCATTATCTTCCTAAAATAGCTGGTGCCAGAGCGCACTCACAATTCGGATGTGCTGGCGGTGCCATGTCTCCACTTGAAAACGCTTGGCCAACAGGTATTACTCCTTCTGCATCATTGTCTCTGCAAATATCACAATCGCCCGAGCCATGCCAAACCCATTCCTTGCCTTCGATCCCCATATCCTTCATGGTGTCAAGAGACGCTTGTGATAAGGCATCGGCAGTTTCAGTCCTGGCTATCATAGCAGACCTGTATTTCTGCATATCCCCAAACTCGGTTCTAAGGTCTTTCGCTAAGCCAGGGATGCCGCGCTTGCCTTCAATCCCATCACCGATAACCTTAGCCAATCGCCTCTTGGTTTCCTCATCCATTTTGGTTACGAGTTTGGCACCGTGCTTGGTTGCCCAGTCTATCGCCTGGGATACTGGCGGGCCTTCATAGGCTATTGGGATTCCCGCTTTAGTCTTGCCCCAGGTTACTGTTTCGGCTGATCCACTAATATAAACATCCGTCAACTGACTTGACATTTCAACCACTAAATCATTATGAAATGCAACAAGAACTCTGTCAAGCGTGCTATGTATTCCATCCCAGGCGCCCTTACGCATAGCGGCCTCCTGGATTACATACTTCTGGTACAACTGTTTAACCAGGCTCATTGGCAAGGCATTCTCTAGTTTACTGAAGTAACGCTTCATTATACGCTCTAGTGCCGGCAACCTCCGCCTGTTTTTGGGCGATTGTGGGTTAGCCGGTATGTCAGCTTCAAGCATCTCTATTAAACCGTCTAGTTCTTTACACAGCGTTGTTGGCACTTATCTCCTTGCCAGTCCCTTTGCACTTTGCGCATTTCTGCATGATTAGCCCATGCTCGTATTCCTTAAAGCCTCGACCATCACACTCTTCGCATTGGGCTGGCTTTGGTTGCTTGACCTTACGTGTCCTTTTTCGTTTTGTCATTATACCTCCTTTTTCTTTAGAGCTTCTGTGAATCTTTTAACAGCTCTCGCTGCCTCCATGCTAGGATCACGCTTGATAGCCCCTTCCATGGCTTTTAAGACTTCCGCAGGGTCGTTTATGCCGAGTGTCAGCAGAGCTACTTGCTGCACGTCGGACGAATACGCAAAGTCAGGCATAACTTGAAGTATCTTAACGATAGCGTCTGCCGCCTGTGCCACGTCTTCTGGCGCTATCGGTGGAAAGTCCCTGTCCACATACCAATTCTCAGGCGGTATGCCATTATGCTCTAATACAATCTCGTCTATGTCTTGATAGGCGTCACTCCAAACCTTTTGGTAACTCTGGAACATCTTCATCATAGGCAGCTCCACCGTTTTAGCAGTGGCCAAGTTCCCGATAGAGATGTCCCCGAAATACTGTTCAGGAATACCCACAGCCGCTGCTATCTGCAACTTAATCATGCGACCGTCCTGGTAGGCACCCTGTGATCCTGTGTCTGTTTTGATGGGGGTTGTATCTACACCAAGATTTTCTATTAAATCTGAACCAGCAGCTATATCCTTGCCGTGAGTTTTAGCCTTAATGGCATCAACTGATGCTTGCCCGCCTTTAACTTTTCTCTTCCAGGCAAACTTAGCCAATGCCAGCATAATAGCAATGCGACTGGCTAGGAAGTGTCGGTATTGTTTAATCCAGGACAAGGCTGGCAGCAACAACGGATTGCCGTCGTTATATTCTAAGCGGTAAACCAGGGCCTCATCATTATGCTTAACACTTTTACCACTCGCATCTAAGCAAGGCTCGCCTTTAATATTACTCGAACTACGATATATAACTTCATGTGGTTTGCCTTGCCTGTCTGTATAGACGCGGCGATAAAATCTCT